GTCTCATGCTTATATCGAGTATGACGACAAGGGAGTTCCCCCGCAGCGTCAGCCTTACCCGTCAATGCCCGCAGGGGCCTTGCAGGAAGCGTTGAACGCGGCTGACGACATCAAGGCCATTACCGGCATTTATGATGCTTCCTTGGGCGCTAAATCAAATGAGACGAGCGGTCGGGCGATCATGGCTCGCCAGCGCGAAGGCGACGTTTCAACGTTCCACTTCATCGACAACCTGACCCGCGCCAGGCCGGATTATTATCGACCTCATTCCCAAGGTCTACTCGACGCCGCGCATTATCCGTATTCTTGGGCAGGACGGAAAACCGGAGCGCAAGGCAATCAACGGTGCCAAGATGGATGAGGCGCAAGAGGGTGATGAGGAACTTGCACGGATGCACGATGTCCGCGTTGGTAAGTATGACCTTGTTGTGACCGCTGGGCCTTCGTTTACCTCGCGCCGTGAAGAGGCTGCAACGCAGATGATCGAGTTGATCCGCGCTTATCCTGATGCGGCTCCGGTCATTGGCGATCTTCTCGCCAAGAATCTTGATTGGCCGGGTGCTGATGAGATGGCTGAGCGCATGGAGAAGATGCTCCCGCCACAGGCCCGCGATGAAGAGGGCGAGATTCCGCCGGAAATTCAGGCGCAGATTGAGCAGATGGGTCAAGCCCTTCAGGAAATGGGCCAGAGACTACAGGACGCGGAAGGCAAGCGCGACATTGAAGCGCAGAAACTCGCCATTGAGGCTTACAAAGCAGAGACGGAGCGCATGACGGCGCTTTCTCCTGCGATGGGGCCGGAGCAAATTCAGGCGTTGGTGTTGCAGACATTGCAGCAGCTTTCATCGCCTAACGATCTTCCCGAAGTGGAAGGGGCTGACGGGCCAACCGATATGATGTCGGAGCCGGAGTCAATGCCCGCATACTAACCCCAAGAGGATTATGGAAAACGTAGAACCGGCAGCCAATCCGGCTGACGCGCCTGTTGATGCGCCTGCTACTCATGCAGACATCGTTGATCTGGACGCGCCGCAGGAAGCTAACACCCCCGCCGTGGGCAGCGACGAACCTTCGCTTGATGACCTGATGAATGAGGCTTTGGGGAGCCAAGAGGCCAGCCCCGCTGACGAGTTCGCGGAAGTCGAATATGAAGGGGAAACATTCAAAGTCCCTCCGAAGCTGAAGGACGCTTTGCTCAGGCAGGCGGACTACACCAAGAAGACGATGGACCTTGCTGAAACGCGTAAGACGATAGAGGCTGAACGCGCTGAACTGGAATCAGCCCGTCGCGTATCGACTGCCAAAGTGAACGCCATGACGCAGGCTCAGGTGCTGGATATTCAAATTCAGAGGCTTGAGGCAACGCCGATTGACGGCCTCTCGCAAGAGCAGATCAACGGCCTCCGCATGGACTTGCGCGATCTATACGACCAGAAAAATCAGGTTGGTTACGACATTCAACAGCTAGCTGAAGCTGAACGCCAAGCGGAGTCCGTAGAAGCCGGGAAACTCCGTCAAGAAGCGTTGAAGGAAGCGGCTAAGATCGTTCCGAACTGGTCTGATGAACGCCGGACGGCACTGGAAACCCTCGCCAAAGAGTTGGGGGCACCTCTTGAGCCGAACGATATTACGGAGCCTTGGGCTTACAAGGTTCTGCATTTCGCTGACATCGGAAAGAAGTTCATCGAACGTCAGTCAAAGGCCGGTCAAATGCGACAGGCTCAAGCTGGCATCCCAACGCAATCTCTCGGCGGTTCCAAGGCGGGCGGAAAGGCCCCTGAGGAAATGAGCATGGCGGAATACATCGCTGCCAGAAACGCCGGGGCACTCTAAACTCAGGGACTTCGCGTCGGACGACGCCACCCCTCCTTTAATGGATTTTCAAAATGGCGAATAGCAATCTTACCGTTGATGTCATTGCCAAGGAGGCTTTGCTTCAACTCGACAATAACCTTGTCATGGCAAAGCAGGTCCACCGTGGCCTCGAAAGCGAATTTGGCAACGCGATGAACGGCTATATGGCCGGTTCGACCGTCTCCATTCGCCGCCCGACTGACTTCACGGTCCGCGATGGCGCAAACGTGAGCAATCAGGACGTTGTGGAAGGCACGACCTCGATCACCGTCAACAAGCAGAAGGGCGTGGACTTCGTGTTCACCTCGCAGGAACTGACGCTCAACATCAACGAACTTTCCGAGCGCGTTATTAAGCCTGCAATGGTTCAGCTTGCTAACCAGGTCGATGCAGATATTTTCGACCTCTACAAGCAGGTGCCGAACTGGGTTGGCACGCCGGGCCAGACGATCAACAGTTTTACCGACTTCGCCGTCGCGCCTCAGCGCATGGACGAATATGCGGTTCCGGCTGATGGACGTTCGGCGGTCCTGTCGCCTTCCGATCACTGGGGCCTGCTTGGATCTCAGACCTTGCTGTATATTCAGGATGCAGCGAAGGGCGCTTACCGTAATGGCTCGCTTGGTGCCATTGGTGGCGTTGACACCTACATGGCGCAGAACGTCCCGACGCACACTGTTGGCGTTGCTACTGGCACTCCCTTGGTCAACGGCGGTTCGCAGGTTTCGACCTATGTGAGCGTCAAGAACACCATGACCCAGACGCTCAACACGGACGGCTGGACGAACTCAACCACGGGCATCCTGAAGGCCGGTGACGTGTTCACGATTGCCAACGTCTACGCGGTCAATCCGATCACCAAGGCGACCCTGCCGTTCCTGAAGCAGTTCACCGTGACCGCTGACGCGAACTCTGGAGCATCGACTGGTCCATCTGCCCTGACGATCTACCCGGCAATCATTGACTCTGGCGCGTTCAAGAACGTCTCGGCGGCTCCGGCTGACAACGCCGCGATCACCGTCCTTGGCACGGGCGGCACGGGCTATCGTCAGAACCTCGCGTTCCACAAGAACGCCTTCGCTCTTGCAATGGTCCCGATGATTGCGCCTCCGGGTGCGGTTGACGTGTCGCGTCAGTCCTACAAGGGCACGAGCGTTCGCTTGATCCCGTATTACACGGGCACTTCGGACACCTCGGCTTGGCGTCTTGACATCCTTTACGGCACCAAGGCGATTGATCCGCGTCTCGCCACGCGCTTCTCCGGGACTGTCTAAATCTGATTGGGGGAGGCTTCGGCTTCCCCCTTTCTCTTTCAAGAGGGGGATTGAATGGCGTTTGGCTCCTACTCCGATCTGTCAACAACCGTTTTTTCGCGCCTCAACCGTGGCGCTGTAACGGCTGATTTTGACGCGGCGATTGTCCTTGCAGAATCGGAAGTGAACCGCCGCCTTGCATTGAAGCCCGTTCGGCCAATGCACACGCATTCCACAGCAACAGTCTCAACCGAATATGTAGGCGTTCCGGCTGACATTCTTGATGTGGACAGCATGGCAATTAATGGCGTGGAGGTCACTTGCACCTCGCCCCAGAATATTGAGCGGATGGCCGCTGAAGATGCCGCCGTGCCGCGCTATTACGCGCAGATTGGGGATGAGTTCCGCTTCCATCCTGTCCCTGACGCCTCATATACGCTCGACATGATCTATTGGGCCAAGGTTCCTAATCTCAATTCGACCAACACAACTAATTGGCTTCTCGCAAGCCATCCAGACGTCTACTTCCACGGTGTTCTCGCGCACCTCTATCAGCAGTATTTCAGCCCTGCTGAGGCTGAAACTCATGCGGCCCTGTTTGACGCGGCCTTGGAAAAGGTTCTCTATTCCTATCCGACACGCACTGACACGCGACCACTTACAACCGACATCGGCTACTTCCTTCTTTCACGGTCAACGCTAGCGTGAGCTATCTCCCCTTTGGCCCCTTCCAGCCTGACAAACCGTCCAGGCTGAACGATGGCGCTTTGTCTGTCGCTGACGGGGTGTTTCCCCTTCCTGACGGCTATCGTCCCTGTGGGCAGTTTGCGCCGGACTTCTCTGCGCTCCCCTCAAAGCCGCGTGGGGGCGCTACGTTCGTTTCAACGACTGGTATTGCCTCAATCATCGTCGGCACATCCACAACGCTCTACAGGGCTGTGGGAAGCGGATTTGATGCCATTGGCACGGGCTACTCTCTGCAAGAGGGGATGCGCTGGCGCTTTGCGCAGTTTGGTGACTTGGCGATTGCGACGAACGGGGCGGATGCGCCGGTCAAGATCAACCTGTCCGACTTCACGGTATCCAACCTTGGCGGCTCGCCTCCGAAGTTTGAGAGCATCGGCGTTGTAAAGGATTTTCTCGTTGGCACGATCCGCGATGGCGCGGTGAATGTCATCGCTTGGTCTGCCTTGAACAATGCGGAAAGCTGGACCGTTGGCACGGGGCAGGCGGACTATAACGAGTTTCCAGATGGCGGGCGCGTCAATGGCATCTTGTCGGGTGAGTTCGGCGTCATTCTCCAGCGCAATTCAATCCGCGTGATGAGTTATGTTGGCGGGAACGTCATTTTCTCGATGGACGTTGTTTCGACCAACATCGGCTGCATTTCGCCGCACACAGTGGCACAGGCGGGGCGCTTGGGCTTCTTTGTCGATGACAAGGGGCCTGCGATGTGGACCGGCTCGGACGTTCAATCCATCGGTGATGAGGAATGGTCGCGCGCGTTCATGGCGGGCTATGATGTGAACGACTGGCCTGAGTGTTCAACGGCTGTAGACCGCAATGAGGGTGTCGTTCTCTGGGCGATGCCTGACAAGATTTGGGGTTATAACTGGCGTCTCAATCGTGCGTTTACCCTGCCCTATGTTTCCCCGATCATCTTTGGCGGTGTTACCAAGGGCCTGAACATTGACGAGATGGACGACGCGGTAGGGCCGACTGACGACAATGTGGACGGCGTGGGGCTTTTGCCCTTTGATGATCCTTCATTTCAGGGCGGCGATCCGCGCCTTTACGTGTTCTCGGATACATATGCCTTGGGGACGTTCACCGGCACACCGATGGCGGCGACGTTTCGCGGGAATGACCTTGAATTGGTGCCTGGCAGAAGGGCGAATGTCTCGTTCGTGCGCCCTGACATTGACTGCACGGCGCTGACGATAACGCTCAAGACAAAGCAGCGGCTGGCGGATTCCTACGGGTCATCCAGTTCAACCGATATGCGCGATTCCGGCGATGTGCCGGTTAGAAGTTCGGGCCGTTATATCCAACCGACATTCACGATTGCGGCGGGGGCTTCATGGACCTTTGCCAAGGGCGCTGAATTTGTTGTCAGTGCAGGCGGTGGCAGGTGACAGCTATCTACGCTTTCATTTGCACCAAGACCACGGCGGATGTTGTCGTCCCTCGCTTTGCACGGACACAGGAAGAATATAACCGGCGCGTATCGGGTGGCTTTACGGCTATCGCAGGCGGTCACACGCGGGCGGGTGACTTGCTTCTTCGACCGACAACGGGGGCGGTGTCCAACCACCTGCTTTGCGACGGCGCAACACTGAATATCACGCAATTTCCTGACTTGTTCGCGGCTATTGGGACAACCTTCGGCGGGGATGGAGTGACGACCTTCCAGCTTCCAGACTATGGAAATCAGGCGCTTACGGTTCCCGTCATCACGGCAGCGCAGACGGTTGATGCATCGGGCACGGTTTCAACGGGCGGAACGGTCGAAACGCCTACGGGCGCAGGTCAGACGGGCGGCTCCACGGGTGGCAATGTCGTGTCTGGCGGGCGTCCTCCGCGCAACCCGTATGAGCAATACGAATGATCGACTGGCTGGCTTACGTCCCTTGGCGTGAAGAGTTTGCCAAGGCGCTGGATGGCAGGTTTTACACTCTCGATTGGCTTGACGTTGAAGTGGCTCAAGGCCGCGTTCGTGTCTGGGCAAACGACAAGGCGGCGATTGCAGCAACGATGAAGGTTTATCCCACGGGCGCTTGTGAGGTCCAAGGCTTGGTTGCGGGCGGCAAGCTGTCCGAGATCGTCAAACTCATTCCAGAAGCTGAATCATGGGGGCGAGAAAACGGCGCAATCACCGCGCACGTTGAAAGCCACCCCGCATGGCAGCGGCTGCTTATCCGCCTTGGTTATCGGCCAATTCAAGTCGCTTTGCGCAAGATTTTATAAAGGAGGTTCCATTGGGCCTATCGAGCAAGAAAACCACGTCCGATCCGTGGAAGCCTGCGCAACCATTCATCATCAAGGGCATGGAAAACAGCAACCGAGTTTTCGATGCGCAGCAGCCCAACTTGGATAAATTCTCTGCCATGCAGATGGATTCCTACGGGCGGCTTGCTCCCGGTGCTGAAATGGGCATTGCCTCTTCTCAGAGCCTTGTAAACGATACGCTTGCGGGCAAATACCTGAACGCGAATCCATATATCGACGGCATGGTCACAACGGCGCGAAACAACGCAGCCGACGAGATTGCCGCGCGCTATTCGGGGGCTGGTCGATACGGCTCTGGCGCTGGTCAGGCGGCAATGACCAAGGCGATGATGGAAGCAGAGAACGCACTTCGGTATGACGCCTACAACCGCGAACGCACCATTCAGAACAACGCGGTTCAGCAGGCGCAGAGCCTCATGGGCGGCGCTACGGGCCTTCTCAATAACGCGGCAGAACTTCCGTGGCTTGGGGTTGGCGCGCTTAATGGAAACATCCGTCAGGCGTCGAACGGCTACGGAACGACCAAGTCAAGCGGCGGCTTCCTTGGTGACTTGGCGCTGTCGATGGCTGGCAATGCGGGGTCATTTATGAAGGGGAGCGGCTAATGGGACTGTTTGGCCGAAAGTATGACGGCAGTGCAATTCGCAACGCGGAACCTACGAAGCCCGAAACGCTTGCGTTTATGAATGGCCCTGACTTGCTGGGCAATCCGACAAGCGGGCAGGTTTACGAAGATCCACGCGGGCCGATGAATTATAATCCCGGCCCAACCTTCAAGCAGCGCCTCGGCGGCTTCCTTGAAGGCACCGTCAATGACCTGATGCACATGCGAGGCATCCAGAACACGGCTCTCGATCAGCGCCGCGCATTGGAGATGTATAAGCGCCAGCAACAGGACGAGATAGCGCAATACGAGCGCAAGCAGCAGATTGAGGCGCAGTATAAGACGATCAACCCGACTGAGTTCGAGCGGCTTCTTGATGCCGCCGGTTTCGATCCGGACAAGCGCACGAAGGTTTTGCAGGACTATGTTACGAACCGCGCAAATCCCATGATCCCAATGCAAGGCATGGATGAATCCGGCAATCGCACTGTGACATTCGTTCCTCGCAATGGCGCGCCTTCAACCCCTGATGTCCCGCAACAGGCGATTGATGCCCTGCTGCGAGGCGAGGGGACTGACGCGCAGTTTGATGAGGCATTCGGCGCGGGTGCGGCTGCTAGGGTGCGAGGTGCTGGCCCCGGCCAGCCCAACTTTCGCTGATCCATTCGAAGCTCCTGGACAAGTGACAAGCGGGCGCAGGACCATTGAGGGGAATAAGGCTGTCGGAGGTGTCCCGAATAGCAGCCACCTTCGTGGGGATGGCGTCGATTATGTCGGCACAAGTGTTGACGATCTTCGTCGCTATTTTGGCCCCAATGCCCGTTTTCTGAACGAGGGCAGCCACATTCACACAACTTTGCCGGGTTACGGAAAGGTTCCGTTCTTTGGCAAGCGCGGCACAGCCGGATTGAGGTAAAATGGCAGACAATCCTTTTGCAAAATACGCCAACCCGCAAGGCGGTAATCCTTTCCTTCGCGTTGCACCCGCAGACAAGTATAAAGAGGCGGGTCTGCGCAATGATGCCGCGCGTATTGGCCTTGCAGTTTCGGCAAATAATCGGGCAGCGGCAGCGGAGGCGCGACAGGCGGCGGCAGATGCTGACACCCGGCGCAAGAACCCCATCAACCCCACAGATGCAGCCTTCATTAAGGGGCTTCGAGATCAGGCGCAGGGCGCAAGCATGACGTCGCGCACCTTGGGTAATGCAGCGGGCGCAATCGACCGGCTAGGCACAGGCCCTTTCCGCGCCAAGATGCTGTCTGCGGCGATCCCTGAAGAGAATGGCGGCTTTCTCGATGGCCTTGGCGGCGCGTTGTTTGGGTGGATGCCTGAGCAGCAGACCAAGGACGATTGGCAAACGCTTCAGGCGCTCCAGAATGAGGCGGTTCTTGCAAAGCAAGTGGAGCAAAAGGGGCCTCAAACGGACAGTGATGCTCTGCGCATGAAACTTGCCAGCATCTCGCCTTACAAGACGCAAAAGGCCAATGCGGAGACGGTTGGATCCACGATGCTTGGGTCTGAATTGCTCAAGCACAAGCCGGACTTTTTCAACACATGGGCGGCGAAATACGGAAGCCTCAACAGCATGTCTCCCGCTGGACAGACTGTGGATAAGGCTTGGGATGCCGTCGAAGCTGACGCTTTGCGCCGCTACAACTCCGATCCCCGCATCAAGGCGATGCGTTTTGGAAAGCCGCAGCCCGCAAAATCATCGGGGTGGAAAGTGGAAAGGATTGACGACTAATGCCAACTTATCAGGTTGTCGGTCCTGACGGCTCAAAATACCGCGTCCAAGCCCCCGAGGGGGCCACAGAGCAGCAAATCCTTGACCGTGTAATCAATCAGGCTGGCTCCGCGCGAAAGGGCGCTACGGGCAAACTGGACGCCTTCATGCGTGGCGTTGCAGATGTCCCGACGCTCGGCCTTGCTGACAAGATTGCAGCGGCTGGAAACGCATTGATCCCGCTCGACCGGCTGACGGGCAATAACGTCAAGTCGATATGGGATGGCGCGTCCCTAAGCGATGCTTACGACGCCAACTTAAAACTTGAGCGCACCAAGAACCGCTATGATGAGAAGAGTAATGGCGGCTACCGACTTGCAGGACAAGTCACAGGGGCATTTCTGCCGATCCCCGGTTCTCAGGTGCTTGCGGGCACGCGCGGCGGTCGCGCTGTCAATGCCGCATCCCAGAAACTCGCAAAACGCGGGATAATGGGACGCGCGGCAGTTGCTGGGACTAGGGGCGCTGCGGAAGGTGCCGCCTATGGCTTCAACACGACTGATGGCGCTATAGGCGAACGAGCAAAGGGCGCAGCAAAGGGTGCGGCTCTTTCGGGCGGATTCTCGGCGGGCGGGTCCGCTCTTGGCAGCGCTATCGCACGCGCAGTTGGTGGGAAGGTCGCCCCTAAAAATGTCCAGACGCTCGCCAATGCCGGTGTTGTGATGACGCCGGGGCAGCGCAATGGCGGCGTTCGCCGTTGGTTTGAAGATGCTGTTCTCGGCTCTATCCCGGTTGCAAAGTCGGTTCCTGCGGCGGCAAAACAGCGCGGCGTCGATCAGTTGAATGTGGCGGCGTATAATGACGTTCTGGACCCCATCGGCGCAAAACTTCCGATGGATACTGCGCCTGGTCCTGACGCTATCAAGAATGTGGGGGATTTGGCGTATGGGGCCTATGGGGACTCTCTTTCCGCGCTGAACCTCTCGAAAGACCCTGAACTGGCGAAAGCGGCGGAAGACATCATTGCCAATGCCGTTGCGAATGTGGGCGAAAACAACGCGGACCAGTTGAACGCCAAGATTGCAGGTATTGTCGGCAAGCTAGATAATGGCCCCGTCTCGGGCGACGCCCTGCGGGGTGTTATGCAGGACGTTCGCGGGCAGGCTTCAAACTTCAAAAGGTCGCTTGACGTTAACCAGCAAGGCATTGGCGATCAGTTGTGGGCGCTCCACGGTGAACTTGATAACGCATTGGCGCGACAAAATCCGCCTGAGGCAGTCCCGGCTTATGAGAACGCGCGTGAGGCCGTGGCGCGCCTGAAAAGGGTTGAGGATGCTGCCGCACGTGGCGTCAATAGCCGCTTCAATCCGACGCAGCTTTGGCAGGCTGTGAACCGCAACGGCTTCGGAACGACAACCGCAAGCCGCGCACGTGGCGAAGGTCGCCTTTACGAACTCGCCAATGCCGCAAAGGACATTCTCCCCGATACGGTCCCCAATAGCGGGACGCCTGAGCGTGTTGCTGGCATGGCGCTTCTTGGGGGTGGAACGGGTGGCGCGGCTATGATCGACCCGACGCTAGGCGCGCTTTCTGCCACGTCCCTGCTTGGATACGTTCCCGGACTCGACAGGGCCATCCAGAACTTCGCCCTCAACCGTCCTGACGGGATGAAACGTGCCGGGACACTCCTTGACCGTTACCTGACTCCCGCTCTGGGCGTGGCTGGCATTGCTGGAGGCATGGCGCTGAGCGGCCAATAACTTGGCCGCTTTTTCCTCTTTGTAGGCATCCCAAGCGGCTTTGATGCCCATTGCTAGGGTAAAGCCCCACAAGCTGTTCATAGCTTCGAATACCACAAAAGAAACTCAACTCCAAGGCTCGCTTCGGCGGGCCTTTTTTTCATGAGGCAAGCATGAGCATTTTTGACTACAACACCTCAGCCTCACTCAACACGAGCGTTGGCGGCATCAACATCGCGCCGGGGATGGCCCGTGCAGACGTTGATAATGCTCTGCGAGCGACCCTTGCCGACATCGCAGCCTTTGCGGGGCAGGTGCATGACATTCGCTCCATTGTCGGAGGGGATGGCGAGATCAGCGCGGCCCTTACCCGTGTGCGAGATAGCGCAGGCTTGGCCTATATCTCATCGGGCACTTACACGCTGGACGGGCAGTTTGACCTTCAAGACCTGAATATCGTCGCCGCGCCAGATGCTATTATAAGCCCCACCGGGACCGGAACATATATGTTCACGTCCACGGGCGCATTTACGCAAATCGCGGATTTGTCGGCCAACGTGACCAAAGGTGGGCGGTCGCTTACCTTTTCTGCCGCGCACGGGTTGGCGATTGGTGACTGGATCGTCATCTACAACCCGACTGATTATAGTTTCCACACATCCCGCGCCTATTACCGCGCAGGCGAATGGTGCCGCGTTCAAGCCGTCTCCGGTCTTTCTGTCACCATCGAAACGCCACTCTTTGCCGATTACACGGCTGCAAGCGTGGACGTCTATAAGGCTGTCCTGCGCACCCCTTCCATCCGTGGCGGGGAGTGGCGTCATGGCACGAAGAGGCTGGCAAAATTCACGGGCTGCATGGGCAATGTGCTTGATGCCTTCAAAACGTTCGGCTCAACCTATGACACGGCCTACCTTGACCGATGCGTCAGCGCCAAAGCCTCGATTGTTGAGGGGCATAATGCTGGCATAGGCTCTGACGACTACGCAGTTGTGATTGGTAATTCGCAGCACGTTCGCGTCACTGGGAAGATTTACGCTCGTCGCCATCCCGTAACCATCGGCGGGGATGATGTGATCTGCGGAGTTCCAAACAGGGATGTGATTATTCATGATGCGACGCTTTCAAACGACATCTCCACGAATGTGTCATGCGCCGACTTCCACGGCAATGCAGAACTTTGCTTTTACAAGGATTGCCGGATTTACGGCGGGGCCTCGATTGCCGGTCTCTCCACAGGCCTGCCAGGCTGTTTTATCAGCGAACGAAGCGATGGGAACTGCATCGAGACAACCGAGTTCAAGGGCGGCGTGATCGACCTTCGCGGGGTTGCCCTGAAAACAACTGTCGTCAATATCGGCGGCGGGCGTGGAGTCGTTGACTTCGGGTCTCAAAACAGTTCATTCAATTCCGGCACGACCGAAAATGTTACGGTCTATATGACCGATTACAAAATGGAGGGCACATCACTCGCAGCAAGCGAGGCCCTTATTCGGGTTCTGAACAGTGGCTCGACTGCGAAATTCTCGCCCAATTTGAAGGCTGGAACACATAAAGTCACCAACGCGCTTCGTGTTCTGTTTACGGACAAAACAGGCGGAACAGCATCTTCAGATGGCATCATCATGGAAGATTTGACAGGCCTTCCTTCAGGCTCGGCTTATGCGGTCCATAGTGGGGCCTATTACACAAATGTGGCCCATCGCCTGCCGGAGCAAAAGGGCGTCCACCAACACACGACCACGGCGACGAGCGATTACACCTCGACTGCGATCACTTATCCCGTGGCCTATCCAAGAGCACCAAGGGGCTATGTGACGCTCACTGGGCGCGATGGTGCAACCGTTTCTGCCAAGCTCGGCGGCGCGGCCCCCGCTGTCCCTTATCCGGCTGAAATCACCTCAACCACGATCAAGACTTCTATCTCCGCAAGCGCGAACTGGACGGCGGGCGTCAATGTTGACCTCGCTTGGGCTGTCGGGCTGTCGGAGGTTTAAGGATGGGTGAGCACCATTGGCAAGATGCCGCCAAGCATATCATTGACGCGCTGCCCACAAATGCCCCTGCCACGACGCTGACAGTAGGCGCGGTGCCGTGGCTGCGAATGAAAATCGCTTAATTTCAACCAAGGAGAATAAAAATGGCTGATGCTTTTGCCCGCTCTGCGGATTCCGTTTTCGCGCCTGCAACCGATGCTGTCGCTGTTACGCCGCACGATACAAATCCGCTTGCAAATATCCCCAAGGCGCTGTTCATCGGCACGGGCGGAACGGTTATTCTGCGCGGCGTAAATGGCGCTGCGGACGCCACGTTTACGAATGTTGCGAATGGCACAGTTCTGCCAATCCGCGCATCGCACGTTCGCGCGACTGGCACGACCGCCAGCGGCATTGTTGCTCTGTTCTAAGGGGAACGGAAATGAAGCACCTTGTGGACTATCTTGCAATCGTGGTGACTTTGGGAACTATTATCAATGTTTTACCTGCTGTTGCGGCGTTTTTCTCTATTATATGGACGCTCATTCGTATATACGAAACGCGCACATTTCAGCGGTTTTTGCGCAGGGACTTGGAGATCAAATAAACACCCGTCCTGTTAACTGCATATAGGTGGCCTGTGCCACAACCGTCACTTACGGATGATGCCTGCCAGATCGCGGTCAACGCGGTTACTGAGCATGGCGCGGTAACGCTGTGAAATATCTGTGGCGGGCTGGCCTCAAGGGCGATGCGGTCGAGGATTTGAACAAGGCAAAATGGTATATCGAGCGCGAAATTCAGAGGCTGACTTTGTAAAATCACCTGAAAGGGGCTGACAATGCTGCCGATTAAATTCCTAACCGTCCACTGCGCCGCTACGCCTGAAGGCCGTGACGTAAAGGCGGAAACAATCTCGCAATGGGACCGCGATAAGTTCGGCCAAGTCTCCTATCATTGGGTTGTCGAGTTGAGCGGAAAGGTTGTCCGCACACTTCCCGACGATCAGCGCGGTGCACACGTTGCCAAGAACAACACCGGCAACATTGGCATTTGCTACGTTGGCGGCGTCGATAAGGCTGGCAAGCCCAAAGACACGCGCACGGCGGAGCAAAAGAATGCCCTTGGCGAACTCATCAAGGGCTATCGCTTCAAATATCCGGGCATCGTCATTCGCGGGCACAGGGACTGGCCGAACGTCGCCAAAGCCTGCCCTTCATTTGATGTGTCTGCATGGATGAAAGCGGGGTTTCCGTCATGAGCCTAGCTGAAGTCGTCACGCTCTACGAGAGCAGCGCTAGTGATATTGTCGCCATGCTCCGCGCTACGGCGGACGAAATTGAAGAGCTTGAGGATACGCGCGCGATGGTCTGCATCCGCGTGACCGATGATGCAATCATTCCCTACCTGTGGGGCAAGGCAACGACGCTTGAGGGCATCGCCTACACCCGCATGGGGGAGATCAGTCTGATTAACACCGCGCTTGGGATGGAAGATGACTGATGAAGCTATCGGACTGCCTGCCCTACACCAAAGAAGGACGCCAGACGCTCGTCTACCTGACCTTCGCAGGCGCTGGCCCCATGCTAACCGCTATCGTGATCTGGGCAATGGTCAAGGCGCTCGGCTTTCGGCTTTTCGACGTCTTTGCGAACCTCTCATACGTCATCGCGGCGGGCCTTCTCATCCTGATTACTGGCCTGTCCATGTTTGTCGCCATCCGATCCTTGAAGGTGTCGAAAGACGGCCTTGAAGCCACGGGCGGCGAAAAGGAATAACCATGCCATTCATCACCCTGTTTCTCGGCGGAACTCTCCGTCGCTTTCTCGACGCGCTCAAATGGTGCGCGGAACGCCCTGCAATCGCCATCGCCACAGCATCTATTGTCGTGGCGGGCTTCTTTTACCTTCGCGCCGATCACTTCCGCGAGAAGTTCGAGAACCTGTCCGACGAATACGCCCTGCACAAGCGCGCGGATGACGAGGCGCGCAAGTTCGCGCTTGCTGAAAAAAAACGCATTGAAATTGAACAGAAAGCGAAAACCGATGAAGCTGACAAAGTTCTGCGCATTGCTCTTGATGACGCTCACGCCCGCCTGCGCGCATACGCCAAGCGTCACGCCGCCAGTGTGTCCATCTCTCCCGCCGCTTCCGGACAGCCTGAAGCAGACGGTGGAGAAGCCATCGTGGCTACAATCAACGATGCCAGAATCTGCACGGTGAACACGGTGCGCCTGTTGAACGCACAGGCATGGGCATTTGATATTTACGGGGGTAATCAATGAATGGTTTTTTTCTTGGCCTCGGACTGAGCGCGCCGCGATATCCGAGCGGGGGCAGTGTGTCCCCCATCTTCCAGTTCCTTCCATCACTCCCGACGCCCGATGCCATTGTGGGCGACCGCGCGAGCCTCTTGGCCGCAATCGCCGCTGCGCCTGCTCCCGGTGGCTCGATCTACAACATCGCAATCGACGAGACGGCATTGCCGACATACTCGACCTATGATGTGACCGGGGGCGCGGTGAGTATCCCGCAGCTCGATCTTGGCGCGACCGATGGGATGCTTGGCTCGACCGATATGCGGATTAACACGGGCGGCAAGAACCTCCGTTTCTTCCCGAAAGGCGGCTACGGTTCGATGTTCCTCGACCCGCTCATTGGCGACGGCCAATATTATGACAGCGTGTTCAACCGCAAATTGTCGATCCGTGGCATGTTCGACTGCACGGGTGGTCGCGTCGAGTTCCTTGGCCTGCGCTTCCACCTTTCCAACACATTTCCGACCGCTGGCCAGACCTTTTACGATTCCGGCCTCTCTGGACGCCCTGCCTATATCCGCGCGCGCGGGGCGACCGACTTGCTCGTTCAGGGCTGCGAGGCTGTCTATGGCCGCCTTGGCACTGGGCAGCGGTTCGATCCCAATGAGGAGTTGATTGACTATCGCTCGCCCACGGAATTCATTCGCCTCAATGATGCGACGTTCGAAATTTATCCAAATCCGTTGACGCCAGCGCAATTCACCGCATCAATTTCGGGCGATGTAATGACCGTGACGGCCATGACTTCAGGCACGATCCTCAAGGGCATGACAGTGGAATGGGTCAACCAGATTCGCGGCTTCATCGTCAACCAGATCAGCGGGACACCGGGCGGCGTCGGCACCTACCGCGTGGCGGATACGCAGGCGACGAACTACATCGCGACCTTCTCTCAGGTTTCGACGACCTGCTACGGCCATCAATCAGGCAGCAAGTCCATGGGCGGCGGCGACTTCGCGGGCTATGGGCCTTTTGATGGCCATGGCAATGACTTTGCAACGCAGTGCATCGCAGCAAACCGATATGTGAACGCGCCGCGCTTTGTCGTTGCGGGCGGCGTCACAAACTTCACCGGCCAACTGACATTGCTCGACAATTACACGATGGGCATGGCGCTGGTGCTTGAGGCGCTGTTGCGCGGCACGAAGAACAGCCAAGATGTCATTCTCGGTCGCAACTGGTGCCCTTACACGCTCATGGACCGCTTCAACTTCGCGCCGAACACGGGCGTCGAATTCCGTAAGGTCCGGATTTTCTGCAATATGTCATATGGGAAAATCGCCCATAACTATGACAGCGGGAACCCTCACCCGGACGGCACGCAAATTCAGGCGACCTATAACGCTCCGAGCGGCATCGCGATCCCGAATATCAAGATGTGGGGCAATGTCGCTGTCTATCCAGCAGGGCATCGCGGCCTTGGTCCGCAGGAAAAGTATTTGCCGCTCTCCAACAGCCATCTCGCGAACACAAACGATTGGCCCTATGCGCAGGGCTACACATTCGAAAACGAGATCACGATTGGCGCTATCAAGGACTTGTCGTTCGATGCCGTGTCGAACTTCTTCTGGAACAACTGCTTCTCGGTCAATCAGGACGGCGTTGCCGTGGGCTATTACGGCTCGATTTCGGTCAGCCGTGGCGGCGGGACGAAGCCTTTCACGGCACCGGACGGCAGCGGCATCATTCAAAACTCGGTCTACGAGAACCTGTCGAACGGCGTTGATCTGAACTTGCCCGGCACCAATAATCTTGCCGTTGGCCCCTACAGCGCGCGTCAGGTGAGTATCGCGACGATCCTCGACAACGCAGCCCTCGCTTTGAATTCGATGCAAGCCGGATATTTGTTCTCCAAGGTCAAAGCAGGCTCGGCGGCGGAAGGAAAGGGTGTCACAAGCGGAAGTCTAAAGGCCCATGTGACACAAGCATTTCCCGGCACATTTGCGCTGGCTTTTGCGCCGAAAAAGAACGCGCCCCTCAATACGCTCACGACTTCGGCGGCGGCGGTTGTCTATGGGCCGGATGGGGCGCTCTACAACATCTCGGTTCCGGCTGGCATCGAATGGCGTGCGACCGATTCCTATGGCGACAATCTCTCGCCTGATCGGGCGTGGACAACGGCGGCGGGGACTGTGCCTGAAAATGCTCTGCTTTCGGTTCGGGCAACGACGCCTGCCATCGGTTCTAAGCGCACGGCCTATATGATTACGGTCAACGGGCAGTCCTTCCAATGGCTGCTTCAGACGCAATCCACCATCGTCATGCCATCTGTCACGCTGGCAACGCATAATGTCCGCCGCACGACCAACAACCTCACGGGCGTTCCCAATGGCCGCAAAATGTCGTTCGCCGTGCGCTTCAAACTGGCCTCGATTGGCGTCACTCACACGATCATCATGGCTTCAACGGGGGCGAATATCTCCATCGTTGTATCGAGCGCCAACCGCATCAACGTCACGCTTCGCAACGCATCGGCGCAAAGCAGTTGCTCGCTTCAAACATCGGCAACACTTGCCGCAGGCACATGGTATACCCTGCTCTTCTCAGTCGATATTGACCAACTGACGCGCGCCGAGGGCGTGCAGATGTTCCTCAATGATGTCGAGTTGACCTCATTCGCCGCTGAAACATGGAAGGCAACGAACGACGACCTCCTTCTCGCGAACACGCAGCAATGGGGCTTCTTCAACAATGGCTCTGGCACAAGCCCGATGACGGGCGAGTTCCAATGGCTGTTTTTCTGGAACGATGCCATCAACTGGCGTGATCCGAACCAGCGTTATCGTCTTGAACCTGACTATCTCGGGCCGAAGGATGGCAGTGCCATCTATCCCGCCAAGGCACCCGCCGTCGCTCTTTGGGGCTTGGCAACTGACAATGGTGCAAACTTCGGGACGGGCGGAACGATCAGCAACACGGGCACCGCCTTCGCGCAGGCCGTGGCGGGATCGGTTCCTGCGGAACTCGCGCTTGAAGCATCGGCAACAGGAGCAACGACTGTTCGCGTGGCGGTCATTGGCCGAGCAAAGCCGGGGGTCAACATCACGGCGACAGGATCGGTAACGGGCGCACTCGCAGCGCAGGCGCTCCCGTCGAACGTCGATGATGGCTATGTGGACTTCACATTCCCCTCAGGCGGCCAGACGGTGACGATCACGAATAGCGCGGCCTATACGAACCCATCTTCCGTGACGCTGCCCTAAGCATTCCGCCAACAAGCCAGAAGCCCGCCAGCCTCAATAGCACTGGCTGCATAGTCCGTGGACAGGTGGTAATCTAAGCCCCGCAACCACTCCACAATCCTCTGCTCTGCGGCGATGCGGTGGGCGGCAAAGGCTTTGACGCGCCGATCATCGTTGTGCTTTTCATTTCGTAGTGGCTTGCAAAAGAAAGCCTGTGCCGCCGCATCTCGGTCCTCTTGCGTGATTGTCATTTCCTCTTCTCCTTCTGCCAGCCATCCTTGAGATGGCCAAAGTCGCGCGGCTCACTGACCATAGCCTGCTCACCGCAGACGCCGCAGGTGTCCATGTGCCATGTCGAAATGCCGCACTCACGCCTGCCGTGCTTGTCGCCGCATGGGCTGCAAATCCATGCTGGGTAGTCCATCACTTCATTCCTTTCACGATGTCAGCGGGAGAGATGGCGCGGATGCGTTCAGATGCACATTCCCCATAGTCGTGTCCCCGCTTAATTTCTGCGGTTAACTCAGCGGCTTCATCCCCAGCCGCCTCCAACGCAGCCCTAGCCGCGCGTTCTCGCTCTCTGGTGATGATCGGTAGGAGGGCGTCTGCAAGGGTGAGCGCGTCATCCTGTGTCGCGTCGTTAATCGAACACATGCCCTCACGGTTCCACTTGCGCAGTGCAATGCGGTCGGGCGGGCATTGGTCAAACTCGCGCCCGCCTTCCATCATGGGCGCTGCGATCCGCGCGATCTCCTCACGCAGTGCTTCTTGTTCGTCAGTCATTGCGGGCCTCCAGTGCTGCGCGGGCGTCGTATCTCACGCGAGTTAAGCCGCATGTGCAGACCTGCCCGCCTCGGCAATTACCGATATGCGTTGCCCAATAACCAAGCCAACTGTGCGCAAAACGCAAAGCCTCGTCTTTCCGCGCGACTTCTGCGGTGAGGGCTGCGATGCGGGCGCGAGCATCGGCCAAGATGCTCAGACACCCCTCAATCTCGCTCGGAAGCTCTTGCCATGCAGAGCCATCCCATCTGTGCGTCCCAAGGGTGCGCTTTTCAGGATGTCCATACCAAATATCGCCCGCAAATGCCCCCGGCTCACATGGCTGTTCAAGTTCAGTGATGCGGGGATCGGGCGCGCGTGTGTTCCATGCGGAGATGATGTCAGCCTCCTCAAACGCGATATGGTTTAGGAAACAATGGTCCTTATGGGCGACAACAAGGCCGAATGGGACATCGCACACACCGGGGTCATCGCGCCATTCAGCCTCACCCCCACAAAACGGGCACGGTTCAAGCGACATCGTTCTTCTCCTTGAGGGCTTTCAGGGCGGGCGATGCGTAAGGCTCGCTCAGTTTGATAAGCTGCTTTTGGGTGTGGTAGTCGCCCATCTCGTCGGGGCCGACTGCGAGGTAATGCCAGCCCCGAACAAGCCCGCTCAGAGTTTCCCGCTCGCGCTCCAACTCCGCGATCTTCTCATCCCGCGCTGCGAGGGCTTCGGTATATCGAGCGCATGGCAGGGTGTCGTCGCACCATGCCGCTTCGGTGGATGCTTGCGGGCCTTGGTCGCTAAACGGAACAATCGTCCAAGCGTCCTCGTCGTCACGGTGGACGGCTTCCGCATCCTCGCGTCGATAATAGCGGGTGGCGGTGTTGCGATCAGTGGTCCATTCCGGCCCCATTGCGCCCCATGTGCGCCACTTGGTCCCATCGCCGTTGCCGACGATCCAGCCGCCTTGATCGGCTTCGGCGGGGTAGAGGGGTGTTTCGGTCCAGAATTGCAACTCCGATATATCCAGCCGTCGCTCAAAAACAACAAGCATCTTTGTGGGAGGGTATGCCTCCGGCCTTCGCTCATACATCCAAGCCACAGCCTCAGTCATGTGATTGCTCCTTTGGTTCCCAGATTACATAAATCCCGCATCCAGAGCAGCGGCGCTGTCGGTGCGTTTTAGCCATGTCCTTTGCCCATGCGTGCCACTGGATGTAGCCCTCAGGGCTTTGCGTGTGGTCTTCGGCGTTCGGGCGATGAGCCTCACTCACCACCGGCATGTGCTTGCTCCTTGTATGCGATCATGTCGGT